GACTGGATGCGTGCCCTGTTTTACGACATGGGGAACGTCAGCAATCGCTCCAGGGCCTCCAAGCTCTCTGCCCTGCGCTCCTTCTTCGGCTGGCTGCAGTACTCCAATCGCCGGGCGGATAATCCGGCAAAGCAGATCCCTACCCCGCGCATACAGCAGAGTCTGCCGCAGAAGTTCAGCACCGAAGAGCTGCGCCTGATCTTTGCGGCACCGGACAAGGCCAAGATCATGGGGCTGCGTGACCTGGCTATCCTCATGACCCTGTACGCCTCCGGCCCCAGGGTGTCNGAGCTGTGNAACCTGGACATGAATCACATCCACGATTCCGGCGGCGTCATCCGGCTGCACTTTGTTGACACCAAAGGCGGCAAAGATCGAANCATCACCATAGCCGAACGTCCGGCCAAGGTCCTGCGCGAATGGATGGCCGCACGCGCAGCCATCAAAGCAGAAACAAAGGCTGTTTTTCTGTCCCTTGCCGGTCAACGGTACAGCCGCCTGTCTGCAAAGCGTGCTCAGGACATCCTGGACAAGTACGCCCGCAAGTCCGGCGTCGGTGACGCTGATGTCTTTATTCACAAGCTACGCAGCACCTATGCCAGCGACCTGTACGACAGCGGGCATGACCAATGTCCACGCTGCGGCCACAAGATCCACCATGTTGATCTGCTGATGGTACAGCTTGCCTTGGGGCACAGCGATCCCAAGACCACCATGCCATATATCGCCATAAGCGAGAGGCATTTGAAAAAGACCCGGATACCCAACAGCAGGTTCAAAGAGATTGAGGAGGGGTAGCGATGAAATACAGCGACAAAGAATTGTGCTTCATGGTGGAGAGAATAGAAAAGCAACAATTTGAACTTAATGAATGGGAACAGGGATTTTTTGCCTCCATAAGACCGAGAATACTTGCGGGGATACCAATCTCTTCAAAGCAACATGAGTGCCTGAGTAAAATTTGGGACAAAGTGACGGAGGTATAAACCATGCCGGAATCGGATGAGTTTGAACTGTTCTGTGAAGATGTTGACGACGGCCCTGACTATCCAAAAGACTGTTTTGGTTGCTATGCGCCTGGGACTGAAGAATGCGACTGGTGCGAGTTTTCTGACGAGTGCGCGGAGGGATAGAGACATGGAAAACGACGTGCAATGCACCTGGACACCCTGGAACCCGTGGTGGTATGGGACCGGAACCTATGACACCACCTGCGGCAACGCCCACTACTTCAGCGAAGGCGGTATCAGTGACAACAACTATCGTTTCTGCCCCTTCTGCGGAAAACCAATCAAGGAAATAGCTCATGACCAGCAGGACTGACAACACTGACGCCATAGAGCAACTGTTTGCCAGGCTGCAGCGAGAATTCGGCAACCTGGCCCCGCTTATCATCAAGGTTATGGTAGACAGCATCGGCGGTCTGCGGATCACCTTCCCGGATCTGCAAGACCTTTACCGGCAAGAACGCAACCGGCTGATCAGAAATGAATTCACCGGATTCAACCACGAAGAGCTTGCCATCAAATACCGGCTCAAGACTCGGCAAGTCAGAAGAATCATCCAAAAGGGGGAATTGTAAAGTTATGAACGGACTTGAANTAAAACAAGNAATGATGAAAAGAAGAGCAGAGGCATTTTGGGGAAATAGGTACTGGTACAATACCCCAAATGATGGACGTGTTCAGATCGGAGTACTGGCAGGTCTCGGCGGTGATGTGTTCATCGTAGCATATTTCAGAGGATCAGGAAGCCGCCGCGCCATAAAAACCAAGCGACTGCCAGCCGGTGACAATCCTGCTGTGTTGCAAGGTTTGCTTGATGTATGGGCGCAAGAAAGAGGCTTGGAGCTGGTAGACACAAAATTTAGCGATTCAGAATCGCCAACCCATATTTCAACCCCTTGACAACCCGCTTCACCTGCGGTACGCTTGCTTTCAATGAGGCTTCGAACCCTCTTGCGAGCGGCCCCGCTCCCGTCAGTCAGTGGTTTTTTTGTGCCATAAATCCAACCGGTCAAGGCCGGGAGGGGGCAAAATACAACAGGCATCTGCCGAATATGCCCGCCGTCTCGCAACGGTTCGAACCTCCCGGCCTACTCTTCCCGAGTACGCCCAATTCGAAAATTGCGAGGTTCACCATGTTAGACCTGCAGACCACCCCCCTTGTTTCCATCAATCACCAGCGCGTAACCACCACCAGTCTTCTTATTTCCAGAGCATTTGACCGCCAGCATAAGGATGTTTTGCGTGCCATCGAGCGACTGGAGTGTTCAGAAGAGTTCGGACAGCGCAATTTTGCGCCGTCCTCATACCTGAATGAGCAAAACAAGCCGCAACCGATGTTCAACATCACCCGCGACGGTTTCACCTTCCTTGCCATGGGGTTTACCGGTGCCAAGGCCGCCCAGTTTAAAGAGGCGTTTATCGATCAGTTCAACCGGATGGAGCGGATGCTTGCCTGTGGCAGTGCCCTTGCCATTCAGAACACCCCGCAGAACCCTGTCACCACCAAAGTAACCGTCAACACTTCCGAGCTGGTGCGCGAGGCCCACAAGGGCAACCGGTTTGCCCAGCGGCTGCTTCATCACCTTACCGGCATGCAGATAGATGATCTATCTGAAGAGGTACAAGAGCAGCAATCAGAAACCCGCTTCAACCAGGCCGAGCTGATAGCCACCTACCTTGACACCATCATAAACGGCTGCACCTATGAATCATTGGAAGCCCACGGTCTGGATATTGTAGACGATGACGAGGGCCGCACGGCTATTGTTGCCACCACCACCAACCTGTTCGGGTTCTTTAACGTGGTTGCCGGTAAATTTGGCCTGCCGGTACTGGCAAAATCAGTGAACGACTTTGGTCAGATGATGGGGCGTGAAGCCGCAGCTCTTGAATTCTTCGGTTACACCCGCAGCCTGGACAAGGTGAGCCGTGGCCGTCGCTTCTTCCGGTATCAGCAGGTAGGGGGTGAAGCATGAAAACCTTCATCAATGATATCAGGTGGCGGATGCTTAAATGGCGGCTTTCACGCAATGCCACCCGCCGGGCGGTTATGCTGGTTGTGCAGGGGGTGAAGCCATGACCAGAAAACAAAGCCTTAGATTGCGTAAATTACTGTATGAAGCAACCTCTGATTTTGGCCTGATCCGGACTGTGACGCTTGATGCACCCCATCTTGCGCAACAAAACACAGAAGCCCTTGAACGCCTGTTTACCCAGGCAGAATGCAAGCTGGTGGCCATTAACTGTGCACTGATCAGAGGAGGTGAGGCATGATGACTGATATGAAAACCTTTCGTGAAACCCTTGAACAGAACACGCCTGAAGTGCTTGCTGTTGTGGCAGAATGGCTGCAAACTCTGATAACCCAAGCAGAAAAGCCGGATGTGGCTGAGTGCCCCCGGTGTGGCCGGGAATTTATTCTTTAATAAACATTTATGCTTATTTTTTTATTGACTTTATAAACACAAAGGCTTATAAAAAAAGACATGAACAGCAAGGAATTTAAAAGATGGCTGACAGAACAGGGCGCAACCTTTGAACATGCAAAGGGCAGCCATGTTAAAGTGTTTCTGAATGGCCGCTTTTCTATCCTGCCCATGCACAACACCGATATGAAAAAAGGCACGGTTGAAGGCATAAAAAAACAACTGGGGCTGAAGTAAGGAGGTAATTACCATGTTAAGCTACCCTGTACACCTTGAACCGGCAGAAGAAGGCGGTTTTGTTGTCACCTTTCCGGATATACCGGAAGCGATCACTGAAGGGGATGATGAAGCAGAGGCCCTGGTGTGGGCGCTTGATGCACTTGAGACTATTCTTGAGGTGTATGTAGACCAGAAGCTTAGTGTCCCATACCCTTCCCCGGCCAATGGCCGCCCGGTGGTGGTGCTGCCGGTGGTGGTGGCTGGCAAGGTTATTCTGCACAACACCCTGCTTGATGCTGGCAAGCGCAAGGCTGATCTGGCCCGTCTGCTTAACCTTTCCCCCACCGTGGTTGACCGGCTGCTTTCTCTACGGCACAAAAGCCGGATAGAGCAGATTGAAACCGCGCTGGCTGTGTTTGGCAAGAAACTGGTGGTTGATGTAATCTGATTCAAACCGAAATAATGTCATAGCCTGCCATATTAAGACCTTGCAACCTGCTATGTAGCCCTCCATGACGTGAAAATCGTCAGGAGGGCTTTTTGTATGTATAGCGAACAGTTGGCAGAACTGAAAAAGCGGATACAGGCCGGAGAGACCGGACTGCTTGATGAGTATGAGCGCTTGCTGGTGGGGGGCGCACCTGAGCCGCAGTCTGATGATGATACTGATGAATCCGAGGTTGATCCGGTAGTTGAGCGGATGTTGGTGAAACGCCGTGGGCGTCCGCCCGGAACCGGGGGCAACTACACCCTTACCGACAAGGCTCTTGCCCAGCGCAAGGACGCCTCCAAACACTCAACCGGTCCGGTAACGCCTGAAGGTAAGGCGGCCTGCAGTAAAAACGCCTGGAAGCATGGCATGCACGCCCGCAACCGAGTCTTGTCTCTTGGCAAGCCGTGCGTGCGAACCTGCCCGCATTATCCGTGTGATCTGGTGCATGAAGGGGCCACAGCCCCAGGCAAAGACTGTCTTGATAAGCAGTACATGTTGCAGTGCATTGAAGCCATCAACAGGGCCATGAAGAACGGAGACCTTGACGGAGTTAAAGACATTGCCGCCATCCAGATCGGCAGCTCGCTCCAGGTGCTTGACCAACTGCAACAGGCCATCCTTGAAACCGGGGTACACTTAAAATCTGAAAAGCTGGATAAGGAAGGCCGCATAATCGGCCATGAGTTAAAGCTGAACCCTGCTTTCCTGCCACTTGCCAAACTGTTGCAGGCAACCGGCATGAACCTGCAGGAATTTATGACTACACCGGCAGCGTTAGAGCGCAAGAAAAGCAGTGATCAGGCTGTTGAGACACTTGCTGATATTTTTCGGGGCACTGCTGCCCAGCTTACTGCAGCCAAACAGAAAAAGAACGGCGAGCAGTGAGCCAGACCACCATCATAGACCCGATTGACGACCTGCGCCAGTTGCGGTCAGAGATTGTGGTGCCAGAGGCTACCTTTGAGAAAACCCTTGATGACCTCGGCTGGTCATGGCACCAGATAGCCAGAGGCCAGTACCCGCCCCCTTTCACTTCGCTGGAAGAATTTCAGCTTGCCATTATCTGCTCCGATCGGGTGCTATGGTGTGCCGCCTTCCTGCGCTCCCCTGAAGACGGCAAAAGTCCATACACATTTTGGCAGTATCAGGAAGAATCCCTACGAGACACCGGCAACACCCTGCACCAGTGCGGCTTTGAAACCGGCAAGACGCGGGAGATTCTGGCCTTTATCTTGTATGAGGTATTCAACAAGCCCAACGGCAGCGGCCTGATGACCGCGCCCCATGCCGTGCATACGCTGGAGATTGTTGACGGGCTGGTGGACCAGTTAAGCAATAACCCTTCCCTCAAGCGCTGCCTGGTGGAACACCGCAAGCAGCCGCACCACTGGCTGAAGTTTAACAACCGCTTTGAGCTGGACATCCGCACCTGCGGGCATGACGGCACCCAGCTGCGCGGCGTCCATGCAAAAACATTCTGTATCTTCGACGAGACCCCCAAGGCCAAGAATGACAAGATATTTACCGAATTCTGGGGCCGTGGCGAACCAGGGGCGGTGTTTAAGCTGTACGGCATGCCAGACGGAGACCGCTCCTGCCAGTTCTACAAGCTCACCGCCCGAGCAGAGGGCAAGCTGAAGGTTGAAGAGGAAACCAGCGTAACCAAGGGAGCGCCAACGGATTTTCAGCTCTACAAGTGGGGCAAGTTCCTGCAGCCTCCGCCGTTCTGGACTCCGGTACGGCGCCAGTTCTACATAGATCAATACGGCGGCGAGGATTCCCACGGCTACCGTCAAGCGGTGCTTGGTGAATGGGGCGATCCCGAAAATAGCGTATTCCCCTGGACCATGCTTGAGAAAACTCTGAAGGACATACCGGACTATCGCTGCCTTAAGATCTACGTTGACAGCTCATGTGGCATGGTCAGCATCAGCGGCTATGAACTGCGCGCCCCGGTGGTGGATGGCATAAGCGGCAAGCCTGAGCCGGTCATGCTCATGGATAGCCGGGTATCAGCCCGCGATTTTAATATCCAGCGTGAACTGAAAACCTTCTTCAGCGGCACCCCTGGTCTGGTGTTTGGCGGTGCAGACCTCGGCTACTCGCAAGACCCAACCGAAATATACATCAAGCTGATCATTGGCAAGGTGCACCGGCTGATTGCCAGGCTGCAACTCAAAGGGGTTAGCTACGACCAGCAGGCCGAGGCCATTGACACCCTTGACGATATATTCAGCAACGGCAAAGAGCGTATGGGCTGGGGGCTGGACTTTGGCAACGCCGGTTCTGCCGTCGTTCACATCCTGCAAGGTCAGGCCCAGTACCGTGACAAAGGGTACGAAGACCGTCTGACCGGCTACCAGTTCGGCAGCACCTACGAGGCCGTTAACGAAGAGGGCGAGGTCATTCTGGACAAGCACACCGAGCGGCCTGTCAAGTCCACGGCAAAAGAACTTTCCACCGACCTGCTGACCGCCAAGATGCAACGTCAGGAGCTGGAATACCCATACGACCCTGACATTATGCTGATGTACCCCAGCCACACCTACCGCCAGGGCAGCCGCCACCGCCTATTCAAAGATGTTGACGACCACGTAATTGACGCAGACCGCGTGCTTACCCTGCGGGTAGTGCTGCCCGGAGACAATCAGGAGGACTTTTTCGCATGAGACTATTCGGCTACAACATCAACTTCGGCAAAAGCCGGGTGCCCGGCACGCTGGCCCCTGATAACTCCGGCTGGCAGTTGCGTACGGTGGACGGACAAGGCCCGTTTACCAGCTACTTTTCAACCTTTGTGCCGCGCAAGATAGACCCGGCTTTTTTTGAGTTCCTGATTGAGAGCGTCCCGATCTGCGGGGCAGCCATCAACAAACTGGTCACTCTCGACGGCATCCCGATTGTCACCGGCAGCAATCAGAAACTGGTGGATGAAATCAATGAATGGATGCAGCACGTCCCGGTCAACGACATCCAGAAGGGACTGCAGGCGTTCCATCAGGGGATCAGTCGGGAGGCGTTTGAGCAGGGCTTTTCCTTTGGCGAATTCATCACCGACAAAAAGCGGACAGACATCATCGGACTGCGGGTGGCAGATTCCAAGTTCATCAAGTTCAGCCGCGACGAAACCGGCCTGCGGGTTTATCAGCGTGCCGACAACGACAATCAGGACCGGGAGCTGAACCAACAGAACCTGATCTACTTCAGCGTCAACAACGAAAACACCAACCCCTACGGTACACCGGTCCTGCGCGGCTGTGAGTTTGTCAGCAAGATCATCACCACCATATACCAGGCCACCGCCAACACCTGGACCCGTTTTGGAGATCCGCCCTACTCCATCATCTACAAGACCAGCCGCAAGGACGGCGCTGATCTGGAAGCACGGCGCAAGACCATCACCGANGAAATCAACGCAGCGGCNCGGGCCAAGGCNNCCGGTAAATCNGTNGATTTTGTCAGAGCCATCGACAAGGACAGCGACATCAACATCAGCGTGCTGGGTGCAGACAACAGCCTGATCCTGGACATGGATGTGCCGATGAAATACCTGGTGCAAGACATCTGCGGCATTACCGGCCTGCCTGCCTGGATGTTGGGCTACAGCTTCAGCACCACCGAGCGCCGGGCCACCTTTGAAGCAGAAATGGTGCTGGCCGATGTNGCNGTNCGGCAACAGGCCAAGGCTGCCAGCTTTGANCGCCTGATCAGATCCNTGCTGCTGCTTCGTGGNCGCACNTGGAANCCGGGTGACTGGCAGATTGAATGGAAACAGGTCAACCTGCATGACCTGGTTGCTCAGGCCCAGGCCCGCTTCCTCAATGCCCAGGCCGATATGATGGGACAAGGGGCGCAACAGCAGACAACGGTGACAACTACCGAACAGCCCAAAGCAGCGGACTGCGGCTGTGGCGAGCATCATTTTGTTGACGGCAACAAAATGATCTCAGGCGTTAAAGAATCCCGCCCGATCCCTTGGCCGGAACTGGACAAGGTAGAGTCCGAATATGAAGCACGTCTGAAAGCAGACTGGCACGAGCTGGGCATGCGAATCTTCACCATTGCCAAATTCGACCCGGCCAGCCTGGCCCTTGCCAAGGCTCCCCTTGAGGAAACCTTTACGCTTACCCCTGAGCAGCTTGCACAAATCAAGCAGGCGGTTACTGACGCGCTATCAGACTACAGCCTGGTCAATCCAGACACCCCCATCAACACCGCATACGGTGAATCATACAGCTTGGGTCTTGATCAGGCCGCCAAACAGGTAGGTGCAGAGCGCCCCATTCTGGACATCATCAAAAGCAAAGAAATCTACGACGAGTTGCGCAGCAACGGCTTTGAGCTGGTCAAGGACAACATGACCAGGGCTATCACAGACAAGATCATCCCTGAAATGCAGGCCCACGTCATAGCCGGCAGTAATCCTCTGTCTGTTGCCGATCGCCTGAAAAAACAGTTCGGGGATCAGAACAGCAGCTGGGAGCGGCTGGCCCGTACTGAAATGGCCCTGGCTGCTGAGACCGCCAAGACCAAAGAATGGCAGCAGCGCGGTATTAAGAAGGTGGAGTTTGTTTCAGCGCCTGACGCCTGCCCGATCTGCAAAGCGCTTAATGGAGAATACAAAATAGAGGACTGCCCGCAGATACCGGTTCATCCTCGCTGTCGCTGCAGCAAACGGCCGGCAGCCAGCGAGGTGTGAAAAGTGTCACGCACTGCCAAAACAAGACCTTGAAACCTGCTAACAGGCAGAACAACACCTGCAAAGGAGCCAACTATGGCCGCCAAAGGACAAACTGAAAAGGTTACCACCAAAGAGAAGGACTTCAAAGACCCGGCAGTAGAAGGCCAAAAGGTTAAGGGCGACGGCATCGTGCGCGGTGAAGACGTCATCAAGATCCTGCGCGATAAAGGCCACCGGGTATGAAACAGTTCCATAAACAGTTCAGCCTGCGTGGAAAGTCTGCAGCCGGCGCAGAAATCACCAGCGACATGCTGGCCAAGGTCAACGCCTTTGCCCTGAAAGAGCTGGGGGTTGATGATATTTACGCCCGCAAGTGCCTGCTGGCGCACAACTGTATAGACCGCGATGTTGAGCGCTTTTCAGAACCGCTGCTTGACAACTTCGCCGCAACCTTGCCGGGCAAATCCCTGCTGTTTGGCCATGACCGCCGCAATTATCTACCCATGGGGCTGTTCTTTGACGCCACCACCGAAGTCATGTCTGCCGACCAGTTCAAGGCATTAACCGGCGAAGAGGCCCGCCTTCCTGAAGGCGCCACCGACGTCAAGGTATTGTGGGGTTGGTTCTACATCGCCAAAACCCCCACCTCTGCCGACATGATCACCAACTTTGANGCAGGCGTGTACCGCCATGTTTCCATCGGGTTTGCTGCATCAGATCTGATCTCGGTAAAGAAGGACATCAACGGCCCCACNCAGTTTTATGAATACATCGCACCGGGAGAAGCCCTTGANGGNNNCCTGGTNTGGCTNGGNGCCCAGCCGGGTGCAACCGCGCAGAAAGCCCNGAAAGACCAGGAAAACGATACCAAGGAGGTAGTACCAATGAAAGCACTCGTCACGCTGTTGGTGGCCATGGGGTTCAAATTCGCCGTGGACGCAAACGAAGAGCAGGTTGCAGCAGGCATCAAGTCCCTGCTGGAAGAAAAAGACGCCAGGATCAAGGCCCTTGAGAAAGACGCAGCCGAAGGCAAGGCCTACCGCGAGGATCTGGTAAAGACCTACGTTGCCAGCAAGGCCAAGCTGGGAGAAGTGGCAGAAACGCCCGAAGCCCAGGAGGG